GGTCGAGAAGGCCGTTATGGATGCGTTCCGCAAGTATGACGTGAAAGAGATGTCCGCAGACCCTCCCTACTGGTCGCAGCAGCTCGCACGCTGGGCCGAGCTGTACGGCGAGGATCGGGTGCTGGCCTTCAACACGGCGGTGCGGAAGCGAATGGCAGAGGCGTGCTCGTCGTTCTATCAAGGCGTTGTCTCCGAGGGTCTGACGCACGACGGGCATCCGGGTATGGCGAGACACATCGACAATGCGGTCCTGAAGGAGACGGCGCAGGGCGCGTACATCACGAAGGAAGACAAGATGTCGCCCCGTAAGATTGACGCTGCTATCGCTGCGGTTATTGCTTACAACCGAGCGTCGTGGCATCACATGAATCCACATAAGCCCATCAGCGCAGGAGTTCATTTCGTATGACAGCAACCTTGCTACAGGCGGCAGGTATCATTTTGCTGGCGGTAGGAGCAGGAATGATGATGCCTGCGTTGGGTGTCATTGTCGCCGGTGTGGGCGTCTTGGCGTTCGGGCTGGCCCTTGAAAGGCGTGGCTAATGCTCGGAAACCTGTTTGAGCGTCGAGGGACATTTCAGAGCCTTTGGGGGTCCGGCGCTCTGTTCGACCGCAGCTCCTATTCCGGCGTAACGGTCACCGAGGACACGTCGCTTCGACTGTCCGCCGTCTACGCCTGCGTCCGCCTCATTTCGGACACCATTTCTACGCTGCCCGTCGACCAGTTCATCCGTCGTGACGGCCAGCGGTTCCCCTACCGGCCCCGCGAGGAGTGGATTCAGTCGCCGTCGCTGCTTGTGGATCGCACGACGTTCTACCAGCAGGTCATCGTCTCGCTCCTTCTCGACGGTAACGCCTTCGTCCATCTTGCCCGTGACGCGGACGGCTCAATCGTTGAGATGAACGTCCTGAACCCGATGGACGTGGACCCTGGAGTCGGACCGCAGGGCAAGTTCTACCGGATGCAGAACACCGGCACCGTCTACCAGTCGTCGGACATGTTGCACATCACGGAGATGCTGCTTCCCGGCGACGTGCGCGGCGTGTCCCGTATCAAGAAGGCGAAGGACAGTCTCGGCCTCGGCCTCGCGCTGGAGGAGTATGCGGCACGGTTCTTCGGCAACGGCGCTTACGCAGGCGGTGTCATCGAGTGGCCGACGGAGATTTCGTCCGATCAGGCGAAGGAACTTGTCAACTCGTGGGAGGCCAGCCACAAGGGTCTGCGCCGCGCCCACCGTCCTGCGGTCCTGTATGGCGGTGCAAAGTTCAACCCGACGACGGTCGACCCGGCACAGTCGCAACTCCTTGACGAGCGCCGTTTCGCAGTTGAGGAAATCGCCCGCATCTTCCGCGTGCCAATGTTCATGCTGGGCGTGACCACACCTGGCGCGGTGTCCTACGCCTCAGTCGAACAGCAGATGCTTTTCTTCTCGCAGCACACCATCCAGCCTTACGTTCAGAAGCTGGAGACGGCGTTCTCTACGCTCCTTCAGAACCAGCAGACGTTCGTCCGGTTCAACCTGTCAAGCCTTGTGCGTGCGGACCTTGACACCCGGACGAAGTCGTACTCGTCGGCGCTACTCGCCGGATACATGTCGGTGAATGACGTGCGTGCGCTTGAGGACATGAGGGCCGTTGAGGATGGCGACCAGTACCGTGTTCCGATTCAGAACATTCCCCTGACCGACGCGCAGGTCATTTCGGTTCAGCAGAAGGCGCGCGCCGCACAGTCCCTTACCATCGCAGGGTTCACGTCAGAGTCCATCGCGCAACTGCTCGACCTTGACCTTGAATCGACTGGTCTGCCCTCAGTCCAGTTGCAGCCGCCACCGGAGGAACCTGCGCCGGAGGAAGACTAATGCCAATCACGTCAGGACAGGTTTCTGTCGGTACTGTCGCGACACCAATCGACACTACGGACAACATGCCGTGGCAGTTGCAGATTGCGAACAACGACAATAGTGCCACAGTCTTTGTCGGCGGTCCTGGCGTGACTCCGGCGACCGGCATGGCAGTTCAGAAGCTTGAGCATCAGATTTTCCCGATGAACCCGCTGGATCGGATGTATTGCGTGTCCACCCAGACCGGACATACCATTTCGTTCCTCAAAATCACAAAGCTGCGCTGATGCCGTACTACATCACGGACGAGAACCCTGACTGCTCCGGTTGGGCCGTAGAGAAGAACGACGGCGAGGTTGTCGGCTGCCACGACACGAAGCAGGCTGCCATCGACCAAATGGTCGCCATCTCTATCGCTGAGGACATGGAGCCGGGTGGCGAGCGTCAGGTTGAGTTGAACCTTCCGTCGTACATCCGTGATGCCGCTGCCCGAGGGCTGGAGTTTTATGAGGAAGGGCTTGGCGGCGATGGTCTTGTGGAACGCACGATCCGTGAGGCACGTCAGATGGCGCGAGGGGAAATCAGCGAAGACAAGGTTGTGCGTGTGTCGGCATGGGCGGCACGCCACGCGCCTGACCTTCGTGCTGAGGGTGCGAAGCCCGGTGATGACGGTTTCCCAAGCCCCGGCGCTGTCGCGCACTATCTGTGGGGTATTCCAACCGGCGAGCGGTACGATGATGCGCGCGCATGGTTTGACCGAAAGGCTGAGCAGGTGAAGGCAGAGCAGGATCGCGCTGTGGCTCCTCCGGTTGAGCCGCGCTCCAAGGACTCCGGTGTTGAGTTCCGGCAGTTCACCGCAGAGATGCGACAGATGGGCGACGGCAACACGTTCGTCGGCTATGCCGCCCGTTTCAACTCTGACTCGCAGCCGCTCCCATTCATTGAGCGCATCGCGCCCGGTGCGTTCCGCAAGACGCTGGGATCCAAGCGCGACGTGCGCCTTTTCGTCAACCACGACTCCGGCCAGGTGCTCGCTTCCAAGCGTTCCGGCACCCTCCGGCTGGAGGAGGACGAGAAGGGTCTTCGTGTTGAGGCTGACATGCCGGACACGCAGGCTGCCCGCGACCTAAAGGAACTGATGCGTCGCGGCGTGGTCGATTCGATGAGTTTCGGGTTCTCCGTCCCCCGTGGCGGTGACTCTTGGTCCGACGACGGTTCGCGGCGCGAACTGCGCGAAATCACTCTGCATGAGGTGTCTGTTGTGACTGGTTTCCCTGCGTATGAGGCGACCTCGGCGGCGGTCCGCAGCCTTGAGGCGGTGTGCGAGCGCACCGGAATGTCGGTGGACGAGATTGCCGACGTTCTTCAGCGTCTCGCCGACAAGCCCGAGACGGTTCAGGAGGAGCAGCCGAACCTGCTCGACCTGAAGCGCAAGCGTTCTGAGCTGCTGGCGAAGAAGCCGCTCTAATAACGCAAGGCGTAAGGTAATCTTTTTCCATGCGCCCTAACCACGGGACTGCCACGCCCTAACCACGGGACGGCACAACGCAAACACATCTATGTCACCGTGGAGGTGAGACATGCAGGACTACATCAAGCGGCAGCAGGAGCTCCGTATGAACGCCTGGGAGCAGGCGAAGGAGCTGCTGGACCACGCTGCTTCCGAGAACCGTGACCTCACGGCTGAGGAGCAGCAGAAGTACGACCGGATCAACGGCGAGCTGGACGAGCGTTCGGCTGTTGTTGAGCGGCTTACCAAGGACGCTGAGCGCGAGGCCCGTGCGGCTGAGCTGCGTGCGCCCGAGGCTGTTGCGCCCCGCCAGGAGCGTGCGGAGAACACCGACGCGGACATGCTGCACAAGCTCGTCCGTGGCGAGGTTCGTTCCTACACGTTCGGCAGCGAGCGTCGCGACCTCACGACCGCTGCGGACGGCTCCGTCGTTCCGCAGGGCTTCTACGACGTTCTCCAGCGCAAGCTTGAGTACGTCGGCCCGATGCTTGAGCCGGGTATCGCCACCATCCTCCGCACGGAGATGGGCAACGACATCAAGGTTCCCGTTGAGTCGAGCCGTTCCGCCGCGACCGCGACCGCTGAGGCCGCTGTCTTCGGTGAGAGCGACCCGTCGTTCAGCACCATCACCCTTCGTGCCCACAAGTTCGGCACCCTCGTTCAGATCAGCCGCGAGCTGCTGGAGGACTCGGGTATCGACATCGTGGAGTTCCTCTCCGACCAGTTCGGTGTGGCGCTCGGCACGGCTGTCAACTACGCCCTGACCCTGGGTACCGGCACGGTTGAGCCGAACGGCATCGTCACGGCCTCCGGCTCCGGCGCGACCGGCGGCACGGGTGTCTCCGGTGCTTTCACGGCGGACAACCTCATCGACCTCGCGCACTCGGTTGACGCGGCTTACGCCCGTCGTCCGGGGACCGGGTTCATGATGAACCGTGCGTCGCTGGGTGCTGTCCGTAAGCTTCAGGACAACAACGGCTACATCTACAACCCGCAGGTGAGTGGTCCCGACCAGCTTCTCGGGTTCCGCGTCATCGAGAACCCGGACATCGCGGCTCAGGCCGTCGACACCAAGTCGGTGCTGTTCGGTGACTTCTCGGCGTATCACGTCCGTCAGGTTGGTGCTGGTGTTGAGGTCGCCCGTTCGGACGACTACGCCTTCGCCAACGACCTGGTCACCTTCCGCGCGTCGATCCGCGTGGACGGCAACCTCGGTGGCGGCGGCTCGGACGCGGTCAAGGCGTTCACGGGCGGTACTGCCTGACAGTAGGTAATCTCCGGGGCGGGTCGGCAGCGCAGGGCTGACCCGCCCCGGAACCTGCGTTCCTGCGCCCTGCGAAAGCCTGCGTAATGGGAAAGAACCGTTTGCCCCGCATCTTTTGGTACTCAAACCATCCTGGTGTGCCTACGGGGTATGGGACTCAGACCGCTCAGGTCGTCCGCCGTCTGAAGAAGCGCGGCCACGATGTTGTGGTTCACGCGAATTTCAATCA